AAATTGAAATTGCAACCAAATTTGCGTTGCAAAAAGGTGTAGAGGGTAGCCCAGAATTCAATACAGAGTTTAATTCTCAACTTACTCGTTTGACAACAAAAGATACAAAGACTCCAGCAAAAGAAGAAATATTTGATTTGGTTGATAAACTAAAAACACTTGACCCAGTTAAAGACAAATTTGAGTATGACACTCTAAAAGCAAGAGTTGACAAACTCACGACTAAAGGTAAATCCATAGAAGAAACTATAGGTGAAGGTTTTGGAGTGCTTGGGAAAGCCTTAGCCGCAGGACAAAAGAAAGAAGCTGAAGCCATTGGTACTTTTAGTGCTGAAAGTTTCAAGAATCTTGGCTCTGCTGTTGCCGCCTCTACCGCATCTAGAAGGAATATTGCAACTCTTGAGTCAGCATTGCAAAACGCATTTACTGGTAAATTTGCAGAAGGAAAAGAATCTGCTGTTGGTGCTTTGATTGCTCTAGGTGTTCCTGTTGGAAGTGACTTGAAGAACGCAACATCAAACACTCAACTGATTCAAGCTATGGGTACTCGATATATCTTCCCATTGGTTAAGAATTATCCGGGCTCTTTGGCGGCAAAAGAACTGGCAAGTTTGGAAAAAACTGCGCCTAATGCTTTGCAACAACCTGAAACAATTCAAAGACTTGTTAACTTGTTAAAAGTAGATTTGGCTGAGAATGAATATACATATGGCAAGGCAAAAGAGTTTAAACAAGCAAACAAGGGGTCATTGATTAACTTCAATGAAGCTGACTCTCGTATTGATTTCCAAAAGAAATTTGGTAGATTGCAAGAGGTTGTAAATGGTGTCAAGCGAAAGCAAAGTAAGACAAAAGACGAAGACGCAGAAATTAACCAGTTGAAAAAAGAACTTGGTATTGGAGGCTAAGATGGCTGATGAATATGATGTAAGTTCTATTCCTTTCGCTGATGAAAAGGCGACACCTCCAGCAATGGACATGAGTAAGTCAGTGATGAGTCCTGAGTATCGTTCTCGTGATGCTTTTGGCGCACAAGAATTAGGTGGTCTTGCTGGCGCTTTAACGCTTGGTGGCATTGGAACTGCTGTTGGCACTCCATTACTAGGTATACCAGCTAGTGCTTTGGGTGCTGGTGTTGGTGGATTTTTAGGTGAAACTTATGAGCAATACTCAAGAGGAGAAAAGCCATCTGTCTCATTGGCAACTGATGCTGGAATTGAAGAAGCCGCTTGGGATTTGGGCGGCAATCTTGTTCTTAAAGGACTAGGTAAAACATTACGCTTTGGTGCTGACAAGTTGGGCTTTACAGCCAAGGATGCTCCTGATGCAAATAAGGCGGCAGAAGCATTCCTACAGCAATATGGTTCTTCTTTACCCGCAAGTCAAAGGACTGGTAAAAATATCTTCTCTGCCTTAGAGGGTATTACCATGACTCCTGCTACTTACGACATCTTTAGAGCAAAAGAAAAGGAAATCCAAGATGCTTTAGCGGCTGGCTCAAAAGATATTTTGAAGTCATTGGCAAAAAGTCCTGAATTAGATATGGCGTTGCGAACAAATACTTCAGCGCAATATTCATCTGGTCAAATTTTACAAAACTTCATTAAGCAAGGTGAAGATTCATTAAGCAAGGCTGTTGACCCACTTTATAGAGATATTTTTACAGATAAAGCATCTCGTGTATCTATGTTCAGCGTAAAACAATTTGCTGATAAATTGTTGTCAGACCCTGCGGCATTAACCAAAGGTCAACGATCAATTCTTGAAGAAATGAGGGCGTTACCTCCTCAAGTTGATGTTCCTTTGTTACACCAAATTCGCAGTCGTTGGCTTGCGGAAAATCGTGATAAGTATTCTTCTCGTGTATCAAGTGAGAAAGACTCTCGTGCGGCTGGAACAATATCAGATTTTATTTCTAAATTTGATGAAGCAATGGATTTCTCTGCTAACAGGACTCTTAGCAAAGACTCGTTAAAAAAGTATCGTGATGTAACTAGGACTTATCGTGAAGGAATACAAGGACTTCAAACTGATTCTATACAAGAAGCATTGACAGTAAATGCCGAGGAAGTTGGTGGGCTTTTATTTGCTTCTGGAAAAGAAACTACGATTAAAGATTTGTTCAAATCTGTTACTGCCGCATCTAATCTATCAGGTAAGCCATCCAAAGAAATCTTTGATGCTTTGCGATATGGTTATCTTGAGGCAATGGTTAATACGCCTGAGAATATGTTGAAGTTTGCAAAGAATTTAGAACAAGACAAAGCATTTGCAAATACATATAACAGGTTGTTTAGCGGTACAAGTCAAGATGCCGCCATCAAGCAAATGAATGAAGGCGCTAAATTAGGGTTGGTTGAGGCAAAGCCTATGGCTGGACTTAACTATAGAACAACTGCCGCCGCCTTGAATGTTTTAGCACCAACAGTAGGACTTGGATATTACTTCCTTTTGAGTCCTGAACAGCAACAGAAGATTACTGACAATCTTGGCTCTGCCGCTATTGCTGGTGGTTCTCTTGTGTTGTCCCAAAGGACACTTGCCAAGGCTCTACTAGACCCTAAAGGTGCAAAAGCAATTAAATACTTATCTACAGCAAGAGATAAATTGACTTCTCCTACAGCATTTACAAAGTTAGTTGTAGAGCCACTGTCAAACATTATTTCTGCTGAAGAAAAGCCTATTCAGTTGCGTGATGTTCAAAATGATTTTGATGTGTCTAACTTTCCAATAAAGTAAGGAAATAAAATTGACCCAATCTCTATTTGTCTTCTTGCGGCTGGCTTGGTTAAAAACATCCAAGCTGGCTGTGACCTCTATAAGCAAGCTAAAGAGTCTTTTGTTGAAATCAGGAACACTGCCAATGAAGTTGTCGCTATTGGCAAAGAGGTCAAAGGATTTTGGGGTTCATTGCTTAAACTATTTGGCGGTAGTCCCAAGCCTGAAGCTACAAAGTCTGTGGCAAAGGCTAAAAAGTCTGACTACGTTGCTGTTGACGAAACTCAAGTCAAAGCTGACATCGTTAAGAACCTGAGTGAGTTCTTCAAGCTACAGGAGCAGTTAGAAGCGCATATCAGGGAGTCAGAGGAGAAGGCAAGGACTGTAGTTTTCTCTGATGATGTGAACTTGATGGAAGAAGCCCTAAACAGGGTTTTGGCGCAACAAGAGATGGAGAGGTTGGTAGTTCAGATACGAGAGTGCATGGTCTATCAATCACCCCCTGAGATGGGTGCTTTGTATTCTGAAGTGTTCAGCATGAGAGACATCATTGCTGGAGAGCAAGAGAAGGCAAGGAAGAAGCGGGATGCAGAAGCATGGCTACGAAAGGAAAGGGAGCGACTCCTAGCAGAAAAACAAGCATACCTGTTGGTAGCTTTCCTATTCCTCCTGTATATATGGATGCTAATAGGTCTGGTAAGCAAGATTGGGAGAGCGTAGTGGGATGGATTGCGGCTTGTGTTCTTGTCATATTGTTGCTACCAATTTTGGGCATGATGTATATAGATGTACTGCAAACCAAGCATGAAGCCAAACAGCAAGTAGAGAAGGTTGAGAAACTCAGAAGACAAGTTGAACAAAAGGAAAGAGAGAAAGAGAAATGAATATTTATTGTATTTGGTGCTTATCTATCCTATTGGTAATGCTGATGGGTTGTGACGATCGTTACAGATATAAGTGCCAAGACCCATTGAATTGGAGTGAGCCTGATTGCAAACCCCCTATCTGTACCGCTTCTGGTACTTGCCCCGAAATGCTAGTTAAAACCGAACAGGAGAAGAAATGATGGCAACAATTGGATATAAACCTAATAATCGCCTAACAGCAGATGAGATTGAAGTCAGAGTATGGGCATTTGTTATCGTGGTCTTGGTGACCATTCTGTTGGCTTCTATGGGTATGTTCCTGTACTCTGTTTCGTTTGTTCAACAGCCAATGAACGGCAGTATGGCGGCGATCGACAAAGTGTATACACAACAGATTAGCACCATCATGGTGTTTATCACTGGTGTGCTTGGTGGTGTAGCTGGTCGTTCAGGAGTCAAGGCGATTGCTAATGCCAGTGCCAAGGCTGAAGCTATTGACAACGATGAACCCCCAAAGCCATGAGTTTGTTTAATCCTTGGGTGCTTTTAGGCATCCTGATGGCGGTAGTTGGCTCTTTCGGTGGTGGTTATCTCAAGGGGTCAAATGATGAGGTTACTCGTCAACAACTTGAGATTGCCGCCCTGAATGCCCAAGCTAGGGAAAAGGAAAAAGCCCTTATAGCCGCTATTCAGACTCAATCTATCAAACTACAAAAGGCAAATCAAGATGCAAAACTTGCTCAACAAAAGCGCAATGCTGACATTGACTCTGGCGCTCTCAAGTTGCGGATTCCTGTCAAAGCCCCCGTCTGCCCCGTACACACCCCCACAGATACCCCCGTTGCCTCTGGAAGTAGTGCTGGAGAGACATCAGCCGAACTTGACGGACAAATTGCTAAATCTCTTGTCGCCATTACAGACGAAGGAGATGCCGCAATCAGAAAACTCAACACCTGTATCACCCTCTACAACGAAGCCTACCAAACCTTGAAAGGAAAACCATGACTCAATTAACTGCCAATTTTTCACTACATGAAATGTGTAAGTCTGAAACTGCTTTGCGTATGGGGTTTGACAACACCCCTGATGACGAGGCAACAGAGAATCTTAGATTGCTATGCGAGAAGGTCTTACAGCCTGTTCGTGACCACTACGGCAAGGGCGTAAAGGTCAACTCTGCCTATCGTAGCCCTGAGTCTAATGCCGCTGTTGGTGGCTCTAAGACTTCAGACCACTGCAAGGGTATGGCGGCAGACATTGAGATTCCCAGTGTCGCCAATGCTGATCTTGCCCAATGGATTATGGACAATTTGGACTATACACAACTAATCTTGGAATTCTACACACAGGGTATCCCTGATTCGGGTTGGGTTCATGTGTCTTACGACCCTAATAACCTCAAGAAGCAGGAATTGACTGCTGTTAAGGTGGCAGGGAAGACCCAGTATCTCCAAGGACTACAGGCTTAATTAGCCGCTTGCAGAAGTGTTTGGGGACAAGATGTTCAAAGAAGATCACCTCCCCGCACTTCTCACATAGCCATGCTTCACCTCGGTCAATGGTGGTGACCTTGTTCCCATGCTGACCATTACGTCTGCCGTAAAAGGTTCTTATCTTACGAATCATTCTTTAATTTAGCCCTTGAATAAATTGTAAATTCTTTCTTTTCTGTCATGGCAATACGTTCTCTTGCGTTTTTACCAAGGATATGACCCGCTGTTATTTGCTTGAGTTTCTTATCTGTTGTCCAGATACTAGGTTGTCCTCGCCAATCAAAATCATTCTTTGTTTTGTTCATGTGTAATCGCCCTCTTGGGTATGTTCTAAAAGTCGTTTCTGAAGTCTAGCAATTCTTGCATCGTTGTACTGGATGGCGGCACGAGAATACTCAGTGGCAGTTTCTGCTTCTAGTTTGCGTAGATGTGCTTCTTGCAGTTCTTTAGCAATTACCTCATGGATAGTTCTTGCTCTCAAGATGTCTTTGACGTACTTGATTGTTGACTGCCTGAAAGTCATAACACACTCCTCATTTCCCACCCCATTAAAAAGTAGTTCCATCGGGTTTGCAAGGCTGGTACGTTGTATCTGTCTTTTGTTTTGCTGAAGTCTGTGTGACCCTTTGATCGCATCATTGCTTCAAATACTTGTTGTGCTTTGCTCATGTGTTCTTCTCCTTGAGCAACGCAATGGCTTGAGCAACTGCGCTTGCTTGCCCAAGGTTTGTGTTGTAGAACAGGTCTGTAAGTTCATCATTTGTCAGCCCTACCCATGTGCGCTCTTGGCTTTCCAACTCACCGCACCAGTTACATTCGTTCTCAAATGCAATCATTGATTGCTCTGCTGGACAAAAGTGCTGTTTCATTTTTTCATCCCTTCAATGTAAACAGCCAAGCTGTCTATTGTGTCTTTACCAAAAGAAGTTAACCTTTTAATCTCTCTAGCAACCTCATCAATCACGCCATTGCGTAGTTCGTCATAGAACTCCTGTGCAGACTTGGGCTTTAGAAAGTTTGCTTTAACAGACTCTTGTCGTTGCTTGGCTTGTCGTTCAATGTCGTTGAATGCTTCATCTTCTTCAGTCATTGTCAGCCTCGTTTTGTAGGAAATAAAGCGCACCAATGAGGATTGCGCCAAAGGCAATCACGACAAATGCACCAAACAGCATCAGCATAAAAGTTACCAGTACATCCCACATTAAACTGCCCTCCATTCACGCTCATTCAGTCCTGAATCTGACTTGACTTTAATACCTGTCAACTCTATTAAACCTAGTTTTAATAACTCGTTTAAACGGCGTGATACTTGATTTCTGTCTAACCCGCTATATCGGGCTATGCCATCTTTACCAAGCGCACCATGAGCCTTTAAACAGTCCACAATGATGATGAAATGCTTGGATGCCAAGTCTTTAGCGGCATCAGCGGCTTCATAGCTGGTTACTGGGTCGGAACATCTAACCCTGTTGAATATTGGCAAGTCAAAGAACTTCTTTACACCGCCACCAAAATGTGTGTCATCTAATAAACTCATCATTTACTCCTATTTAAAAATTTACTCCAAACAAAACCACCACCAACTTTTGCTACAAATTGCAATGCAACAATTTCAGGCATCAAGCCACCAAAAGCTATTGTTGGGAAAACTACTGAATCAACAGCAGAGCCAGCAACATTTGAACCATTGGCACGAATCATCCATTCTTTATGTTTGAGGTATTGGTAGACCAGTGAATCAGCTACCATTGACAAACTGAAAGCCGCCAAGGAAGCAAATGCAATCATTCCTGTTGCTGGATTGATGGCATAAGAAACAATACTTGCCGTTGCGATAAGTCCACCCATTTTTATGGGTAACTTGTCACCTTCCCACAGGTCATGCAGTTTGTCTCGCAAAGATAAGTCCAACCCAATCAAGACAAAGGCATTGACAAGACTAAACCAAACTCCTAACCAAGCAACCAAAAGGTTGGCGGCAACCAATGCGGCAATGTAAATTCCTGCATAAATCATAGTAATACTCCTTGTTCAACCTGATGAAAACCCCAAACTGGCGGGGCATTGTGTGCCTCAATCCTGCTTCTCATGACTTGCGCTCTTGCCTCTTTTGTTGGTGGAGGATAGTTTCCGCTTCTCCATTTCCCATCCATGCCAACATTTCTAGCAATATTCGTGGAATCAGCAGAGCAAAAAGGCAGTTTTGTAAATATTGCAGGGTCTAACATCCTTAATCCATGCAATTTACAGGATGGTCTGCCTAAATCATCACAAATTACCCGCATGGCTTGACCCATTTTTGACCACCATTGAAAAGTCCCAATAGTTGCGTATTCACCTGAACTTCCAATGCAAACACGAACATAGGTATTGGCTAATTGTTCTAGTCTTTCAAGGGATTCGTGCATATGCCAAACAGGTGCGCCAAACCATAGTGGCAATGGGTTATCACGCAACAAGGCATCGTTATCTTCTTCTGTGCCATCAATGACATCAGGCAAAACGGCAAAGTCGCAGGAAGGCACTTTTTTCAGGTTTAATGCCCACTCGTAAAAGGGTTGCCAATCCTTTACAGGTTCTCCTGATTTCCATGCGCTAAATGCCCCGTTATCAATAGCAAAAGACTGAGCTACATCAATGGCAGTTGCTATTTGTTCGGGATGAGCATAAGAAACAAACGCATGACCAGCTTGAACTGCATAGTTAGCCACAGGCGTTGGTGTTATTGGAAGTCCGTGGTAATGAATCATATTAACTCCTATCAAGTTAGTGGGTACTCACTTACGCTTTCCCCATTGATTTACATCAGAAAGGCAGGTCTTCATCCATATCAAGGATTGAAGGCTTCTTCTTTGGCGAGGAAGTATTGGCTTCTTCTTTGGGACTTACTGCAAGACCCATGAATTTGCCTGATTTACCCTCTTTAATCCAAGCTGAGAGCCAGTAGGACTGACCATCTACTGTGATGTTTCCCTTGTAATCGGGCTGGTTGCCTGTCTCTTTTTTGTCGTTCTTAAAGAGGACACCTGAATTGTCACGCTGTTCCATATTTACACCTTAATTTCATTGAGTTTTTTAACCTTGTCATCCACTTCCGCAAGAAACTGGATAACCTCTTGTTCGAGTTCTGCAATATACCTATCATTGCGCTCGATTCTTTTGATGAACAGTTGAAGGTGTTCAGGCATTCGTGGGTCGAAACTCACAAAGTCGCACCAACTTCTATCTGCACATCGCATCTGCCATTGCATTTGGTCGTAGTATTTCTTTGCTGGCTCATCTCCCAAAATGGTAT